GTAACTGCGGCTATGAATAGTCTCATTAAATGCCCAAGTTTGAATCCAAGTTTCCAACTCAGGAATAGTAGCAATGGGAAGGAAAGCAAGGTTAGGACTACGGCCTTGAACACTATCAAGAAGGATTTGTCGCTTAAGATTGCTTGTAAAAATATGTTGTTCATGTTCGGTAAGTTCTTTGAAATCTTTGCTGTCTCGAAGTACATCAACTTCTTCTGGTCTCCAAAAGAAGCCCAACTGCTTGTCGGTGAGTTTGTCAAACTGTCTATACTTTAGTGTATCGTATCGTTGAATAGGTTGTGCACCGGATGCATCCAAGAATGCCAACGATTCTGTGTGTTTGTTCTTGTTGTTAATATTAAATACGCTCATTACTTTTCCTGTACATATGTTTTTGCAAATATATCTTGTTTTACTACGCCATAGTCTCCGGGACCGTGTCTCACTATATAATCTTCACCTGCTCGGTAGTTTAGTGTTTCGCCCCAGCTGGTAGCAACACTACCATCGTGATCGGCAAGTTTGGCAATTTTGATAATTTTTTTAGGATAACAAATGCCATTACCTGCGTCGTCTTTCAACTCACGAAACTTCTCTGGCGGAATAGGATACCGTTCACCTTTTGGCCCTGTTAGAATATAAAACCCTCGTTTATAATTTACAGGACCTTCCAGCGTTTGAATAACTCCATCTTCCTCTGCTATTTCATAGCGTTCAGGATTCGGCTGTTTGTATGTTTTAAATGATCCATTGGTAAACCATTCTTCACTAATACCAACATCCTCAAACAAATTTAGATATGTTCTTATATTCATTTTAGATTACACAACTATCGCAATTGTCTTGATCTACCAATTCGGCCTCTATAGATTTGCTTTCCATTAACTTATCAACATTAATTTCGCCTTGGCCATCAAAAGTATTGAAATAATACAACTGTTTTAAACCATACTTATAACACAATAGCAAGTGTTGTAGCATTTCACTCATAGGAATCTTCTCGTCGTCGTAGTATTGTGGATTGTAGGAAGTATTTACGCTAACACCTTGGTCGATGTATTTTTGTAACACAGCACAAAGTTTGAGGTATCCTTCTGGACTGATTTGGTCCCAGAGTAATTCGTACTTGTTTTTTAATCGTTTGTATTCAGGTACTACTTGTTTTAGTTGTCCGTGTTTGCTGCCTTTTATACTCACATACGAACGTGGTGGCTCAATTCCATTAGTAGCATTACTAATCTGTGCAGATGTTTCTGCAGGCATTAGTGCCATCAATGTAGCGTTCCGTTGTCCGGTACGTTGAATCTGTTCGCGAAGTGATTGCCAAGGCATGCGCTCTTGGTAGGGCACCAATTCATCCACGTCTCGTTTACGTGTGTCAATAGGTAATATACCTTTTGCACTCTTTAGATCTTGCCATCTGGTGCAAGCTCCTTGTTCTTCAGCGAGGTCTGCAGAAGCCTTGATCAAATAGTACGACCATGCTTCTGCATACTCGTCAACTAAAGCTAACGCTTCAGGATCACTATAACTGACATCATTTTTAGCCAGGAAGTAGGCAAAATTGATGATACCAATGCCTAATGGTCTGAACTCTTCAGTGGCTAATTGTGCTGCAAGAATTGGATAATTTTGATATGATAGTAATGCATCCAATCCTCTTACCGCCAACCTACACATCTTCTCGAAGTCATGTGGGCTTTTTACATTGCCCCAATTGATCGCTGACAGAGTACACAGGGCGATCCTACCATCCTCGTCGTTGACATCTCGTAACGGCACAGTTGGCAAATCTATTTCAGCGCAAAGATTACTCATTTTAATAGTGGCCACAGACTCGTCAAACGGACTATGGGTATTGGCATGATCTACATTCTGCAAATATATTCTTCCCGTATCTTTGCGTTCCTGCATGAATCTACTAAACAAATCACTTGCTTTGAAAGTTTTCTTTCTTAGCTTGGTATTACGCTCTGCTCGCTCATAAAGCTCTTTGAATCGATCTTGATCATCGAAAAAAGCAGAGTACAGCTCGGGTACATCATGGGGACTAAAACAGGTAATATCACCACCTGTAATTAGTCTTTCATACATCAACTTGTTAAATTGCACGCCATAATCCATGTGACGCACACGATTGTCTGCAGTTCCTTTGTTGTTTTTTAATACTATCAAATCCTCAATCTCGAGGTGCCAGATTGGGTAGTACAATGTAGCGGCGCCATTACGGACACCCCCTTGCGAACAACTCCGCGTCGCACTTTGGAACAACTTGTAAAAAGGTATAACCCCGGTGTGGTAAGCATCTCCGTTTCGTATTGGGCTCCCAAGTGCTCGTATTCTACCTGCACCAATTCCAATTCCGGCTTTTTGGCTGACGTACTTAACAATACTGCTGGTAGTAGCATTAATACTGTCAAGACTATCGTCTGTTTCAATAAGCACACAGCTACTGAATTGTTTTTGCGGTGTGCGAACACCGGCCATGACAGGAGTAGGCAAACTAATATCATGTAGACTGATAGCATCGTAATATTCCTTGATCCATTTTAGGCGTGTTTCTTGAGGATAGTTTTGAAATAATGTGGCGGCAATTAAAATGTATGCCACTTGTGGAGTTTCATATATATCGCCACTCACACGATTTTGTACAAGATACTTTCCTCGCCATTGTTCCATAGCCACGTAGGTAAAATTTTCATCTCTTTCGTGGTGTACAAAACTATTTAATTTTGCCCATTCTTCGTCGGTATATGATTCCAGTAAACCTTTATCATAAAATCCTGATGCGACATTTTTTCTTACCAAATCAATTAACACACACGGAGTGTAGTCTCCGTAGACTTGTTTTCTTAAATGATAGTTAATTAATCTACCCGCTACGTATTGATAGTTGGGATTTTCTTCACTGATTAAATCAGCTGCCGATTTAATTAATGTTTCTTGTATATCTGCGGTTTTGATGCCATTATAAAACTGTATGTGACTTTTTATTTCTACTTCACTTGCGCTAACTCCGGTAATTCCTTCTGTAGCCCAAAAAACCACCTTGTGTAACTTTTCTAAATCTAGTGTTTCTCGACGTCCGTCTCTCTTGGTAACTTGAATCTGCATATTTCGCCTTAGTATAATTCTAATCTTAAATCTGCCGCAGTGTAGCGGTATTTTAATTTTAATTCTTGATTAATGTGTTCTTTATTTACTACCTCATTGTCAATCAAATTAAGAACATATTTTCCATTGGCAAAGTAAGCTATATGATATTGATAACGAGATACCATATCATTATACACCCTTATTTCTGGATCAAGAACGTTTTTATGATTAGACAGATGTAAAGTATACACTATTCCCAAACATTTAGCAAGATCACAATAATAATTTTCAATCAATAAATCCCAGGGATTAGGCCAAGAGTCGGGTTGATCTGCTGCAAGGTAGAAAGGAGTAAAAGGGCATGTTTGCCATAATTGTTGCGTTGCTTTTAATGCTTGCAGCAAAGTCATGGAACCCAATTGATCACGAAAAGTCTTCCAGTGACTCAATCGTCTACTGTCAGATAATTTAAACATTAAATTAAATAAACTGCATGAAACTTACTTTAAATGTCCCTGTGCCCGAATCCAAGGAACATGTGATACTATTTCCGTTGGCAAATAAATTGGCTTTTATGCTAATGTTTGTCTCGGAATAATTATCTGAAAAAACATTATCAACTCCGTCGGTGGCAAACGTAAGAGTTCCGAATCTTTTAGCAGAACTGTTACTTATTTCGTATCGTACAGCTGCCGCAGTGTTTGCTACTAAAGTTGCAATTACCGGAGATGTATTACTTACATTGATACCTCTGGCAGTTGATTGAATCAAATTTCCTAAAAATAAACCGTCTAATACATTTGATCCAGAACTAAAAACTTCTCCAACACTTGTAAATGATTTAGCTAAGTCTCTTGTACTAATAATTCCAGTTTGAGGCCCATAATAATTATTAAACAATGAAATAGTATCAATGTCATTGAAAACTAACACCACATTAGCAAAATTGTCAAACATGCTGTTAACAACATTAATTGCAGTTGTTCCTGTTCCAAGATTTACAATACCATTTCCACCGCCTAATACTTGGCATGTATCTAAAACAACAAATTTTGTCGACGATGCATGACTTTTAATGTGTATAATATTTGAGTAAGTGCTATTGCCTACATTAGATGAAAAGTTGGTGTTTGTAATTCTAATATTTGATGCACTATCAATATTAAAAATTGGTTCTTGGACCGTTATGTTATCATTGGTAAATTTCATTCCACTTATTTCAATGCTTTGTGGTAGAATTACAGTACCTGACCCAATTGAAGGTCCTGACTTAAAAGATGAATCACATAAATTAGCAACTGATATATTTCCAAATTTAGCTTTAATTATTGTGCTGTTTATTCCATCACCAACTAAACGTGCAAATGGGGGTATCTGTATTGTATTAGAAGTTAAATAAGTACCGCCCGGAATATAAATGGTTCTACGTGTGCGCGGATCGGTTTCATTATTGCTTGTTCTATAAATTTGGGTTATAGCCCGGTTTATGGCTGCATAATCGTCGTCGATGCCGTTACCGGTAGCCCCAAAGTCTCTCACATTAACAAAATCATCAAATTTTTGTTGAAAACTTCTGGTAACTGGATTAAGAAGACTGCTACCAGTTTGTACAGTATATCCGGTTACGTTGCCAACAAACGTATAAGTTCCAAGCAGAGCTGTTAGATCCGAATGTTCTGTTAAAATTTGCGTTACTCCGAGAGTTGGAGCACCTTCGTCCAGCGTACCGTTTCCTATGTATAATTTTCTTGTATCAAGGCTCCAGCCCAATTCAGCTGAAGAAAGTTGCGGTAAGTCCTGTTCTAATCCACGTCGATGTTGAATTCTGCTTATTTGGGTAACGGCCATGCTAAATCCTCAATTATTTTGTATTTAGCTTGAAAGATAGTACTGTGCTACTCTACGCATCCACTGGTCGCTCCAGTAAGCAAAATCCTGGGGTTCTAATACAAATTCTTGGTATTGAGGAGTTGCTGTATCGCTCTCAGGGCGGGCGCACATGAGAATGACTCCAGTATTGATCTGTGTTCCGTGTGTGTCATTGTGAGCTGCCGCATATGCCGCGAGCTGTAGAAAATAATCTCCAATCCATTCTCTTTTTTTAGGCTTATTCGTTTGTTTAAAATCCATGATCGCAGGCTGTCCTTTCCAGACTCCGACACAATCAGTAGTTCCAGCATAAAGCCCAGAGTAGTATAAAGGTACCTCGCAACCCCAATATTCATCAACATTTCCCAATCCTTCTAATATAACTTGTGCTGCCATAAACCACGAAGGCTGCGCGAACGGATTTGAGGGAAATTCACCTATATCATCGTTCTTGACATACCGTTCGAGATATGTGTGCATCCTGGTGCCACGATTAGCAGCTTCTGTAGTAATCTGTTGTGCTCGTTCATGACCTACACGATCTTTCCATTCGCGTAATTTTTGTTTTGCTTCTTCGGGTTTAGTACGATCTAATATAGTTGTTACACTTGGTACCTTTGATCCGTCAGGTAGTGCGTAATGACGCTTGCCCTCTACACTTTCTCTTGATAGCGGCGTATAATTAAATTTTTGAGTAATCATTAATATAAATGTTGAAATTCATGAAACAAGTTGTCTTTAAGAATCTTGTGTGCTAACCTATTTGGGTGTAAATCATTTTTGATTGAAAAATAGTTGTTATTGATACTTGTGTAAACAAGTTTTGAGTCTATATCCTTTTGTATTGATAACCATTCTTCTTTTGTCTTCGCGTCATTTGAAGTGTTACCAAGTATTTTCCATTTTTGATCATTTGCATAAATTGATTGGGGATAATTCGAATCAATACAACCGATCCAGCTGGGAATTGCCAATTTTAACCATTCATAGTTATCAAATTTGATTTCGTTTAAATCACAACATCCACCAATTAAAAAAATAGTAATATTATGTTTTTTTGCTATTTCGTTGGCCCTGTGAAGAGTAGTATGTATTTTTTCAATTAAATTAACTTTAATTTTAAATTTAGGAAGATTATCGACATCAAAACAGCGTATAGGTTCTGTGTAGATCCAATAAAATTGATCTTGATTAGGCGAATATTTACTTAAAAATAATTCAAGCCTATCAATGCTTTGAGTGTTACTTGACCCGCCTTGGCATAAATTTACAACACCACCGTTGCTGTGTAGCGATACCATTTGAACAATTCCTGGTCCTGTTAGGCATGGAGTTTTATCAAGATTCACCCCCCATTCACCTACTCCCCAGCTATCGCCGAGAAAAACTATCATATTCTAAAACTTTCTCCGCACCCACAACGATCCTTCTCTTTGGGATTGATAAATTCAAATCCTTCATTAAGGCCTTGACGTCGATAATCCATGGTCAATCCATCAACATAAGGCAAGTCTTTACCGTTCACATATACTTTTACACCATTACTTTCGTATGTCATCCAGTCTCTGGTCACAGGAGGAATGTCTACGTATTCCAGTTTGTACGCAAGCCCTGAACACCCGGTTGTGCGTACTCCTATCATAATGCCGTGTCCTTGTCCACGTTTATCTATGTGTTGTTTTACTTTCCTGGCTGCTAAATCTGTTAATGTAATCATTAAAATGCCTTTAAGGATTCTAAACCAACTTTAAATTTATTATCATTTACTTTAATCATTTTTTTAAATAGATCTTTTTTATTATTATGTTTTGCAACTAATTTAAAAAGAAACATGCTGTTTTTCCAATTATTAGTTGGTCCATATAAATTTGATGCACTTACTATTTTTTGATTAAGATCTAAATCCATTGTAAAATAAAAGCTATCATTTTTAGTCCAGTTTTCATACAAATTATCTGATAATATTTTGTAATTATCTGAAATTAAAAAATCGTCAACTGTGTCCTCTAACGCATAGTCTGCGCCTGCTCGTGTGTAGAAGGCCAAAGCACCGTAAATAATAGTTAGCATAGTCATTGTAACAAAGTCGCGTTGGGTGTAACTTATACAAGATTTAGGAATAGTGCCTCTTAAAAAAAGACCTGATTCGTATCTCATGCTATTACTGTATTCAAACTTAAATTTTTCTTGATATTGTTTATCCCGAGCTGCGGGACTCGCAGGTAAAAGTTCGCTAATAAAAGGCATCAATACTAACTTATTTTTACAAATTTGAGATAGGGTTTCTCTCCATGTTTTAACAGTTTGTCCGGGCAATCCTTGTATAATCTGAATCTTACAATGTTTAGACGGAAAAGTTTCCTTTAATTCGTTTATAATATTTAAATGAGTATCCCAACCAACGTCGGGCCTATCTATATTTTCCAGCACCTTCTCATTTATATCCTGAACAGAAAGTGTAAAGCCTTGCTGATCAGTTACCAAGTTGGCTTGTCCTAATAAATGATAAATTTTAAGATTATTGTCTTTACGCAATTTGCTGTAATTTCCATCGATTTCAAAAGCCGCATTTTCATAAAGATTCTTATAAGCAAAGTATCTGATCATTTCGACATCTTCATTATATTGCCCTACGTTAGCATCGGCCAAATAAATTTTCTTAATACTAAGACTTTGAAATAAATCAATCTCATCTTTATAGGTATCTTTACGCCGTGAAACTTTGTTAGACAAACCGCTGTTCCAGTCACAGAATGTGCAAGAATAAGGACAGCCTCTTGTTAATTCATACGGGATGACCACCTCAGTATTTTTTTCTTGTAGATTCTTAACCATTTTAGAAAATAATTCTTTATTGTGTAAAAAAGGACTTATTTTATTTTGTGGAACATATTTAAAATTGCTTACAATAACTGTTTTTTTTTCTTTATCAAACCAAGCAAGATTTGAGGTATTAAATGCAACAAGTTTTTTTCCTGTTAATATACTTGCAATCATGTCAGCGAAACTCTGTTCGCCCGGACCATACATAGCGTAATCAATATAAGGAAAGGTATCAAAAAATGTTTTATTGATGTTAACGTCTATACTTGGACCTCCAGCAGCGATAATCATATGTTGTGGTAAGTCTGCCTTAACTCTATGTAATTGTTCCATCAAAAATGTATGATTCCATATATAATGGCTTGTACAAAGTATGTCTGGTTTAACTTTATTACAATATTCAACCAGTTCAGAATCTGAAAGTTTTGTCTGTGCAGGAACCAACCACTCAATTTGTGAAGCTATGTCTGGATTAGTTATTTCTAAATGTGTTTTGAGATAAAGTGCAGCTATACCTAAATATGAATAAGTATCTTCATTATTGCTACCATATTGTAATATTTCATTTGCGTGATAAAAAAGAACTTTAATCATTCTGTTTATTTTTATAGTCTGTTAGTGCCGCTTTGATGGCATCCTCGGCTAAAATTGAACAGTGTATTTTTACTGGTGGTAATGCCAGTTCTTCAGCAATTTGAGTATTCTTTATTTGTCCTGCTTCTTCAAGGGTTTTTCCCTTGACCCATTCTGATACCAGAGACGAAGATGCTATTGCCGAACCGCATCCATATGTCTTAAATTTGGCATCAGTAATGATATTGTCTTCTACTTTTATTTGAAGTTGTAATACATCGCCACATGCAGGAGCTCCTACCAGGCCAGTGCCTACAGCGGGATCATTTTTATCCATCTTACCTACATTTCTTGGATTCTCATAATGATCCAAGACTTGACCAGAGTAAGCCATAATATGTTCTCCTTTGGATTATTATAAACTATTTAACTACGTTTTGCAAGAGCCGATTTGGCCATCGAATCCACCGTGCGCTCCGGTGGAGTTCGTGGTGCATTTGGATCACCGATTGCTGCCTCTTCGTCGTCTTCAGCAAATGGAGTAAGATACACATATTTTACACCAGTAGCATCATCTTTGATATCTTTAATTAAAGATTTTAATGCTTCATTATTAGACATGGCCTGATCTAATGTATCTAAAGTGAATTGTGGGTGCTGCATTTGTACCAAATTAATTAGTGAATCGGCCCTTACTCTTGGTACAGCATGAGTGTCGTGAGCACGGTTCCTCATAGTTTCAAGAATATTCATTAAATCCATGATAACCGGATCGGCTGCTTCGTCTTCGAGGATCTCATCAATAGCATCCTCGACTATAATTTCTCGAATACGCATTAACGTTTTTCTCTACCAACAACATTTGGACCTGCCGCTGCATCGGTTGCAGCAAATTCATCAGTGTCCATATCGCTACCCATATCAGGTGGTGGCATTTCGCCTGGCATACCGGCTGGAGCAGCTCCCATACCCATTCCCATTGGTTGTGCAACTTGTTCACCGGCTAACGCACGAGCTGCTGTATCCGCGGTACCTCTTGCTGAACTTAACTGCTGAGACATATTTGCTAACAATGGTTCTACTGCTGCTTTGAATGCATCTGCTTGTTCCATACCAATTTGATCACGGATGGTGTCAAGTAGCGCCGGCATTTGCTCGTTCTGCATCTTGCTGACTTCTTCTAACATGTCCTGAATCGAATCAACCATGTCTTTGGCAGCAAGAATTGCTTGACTCTTGCCCATCTCGCTTTCCATAATAAGCTGTTGCTTGTTCTCTACCATCCAGCGATGCAAACCTTCACGTACCATCAGCAGTTCCATATACTTCGGATTCTTCTCTGCTACATGTACGCCGTGGCTTTGCTTGATTTTGTTAAGACTTTCTGTTAGTCCTCTTGCAAGCACATACGCACGTTTAAAATCTAAATTAGCATAGTCAATCTTTACGCCAAAACGGCTTTCCATTACTTTGTTAATTTTTTTTGCTGTGGGCTTGGTGCCCATTTCTGTTAGTCTCATAGCTGTTGTTCCTAAAGTTAAAGTATTTAGCCGAAATTAAAGTTTTTTTCAAAATCTTAACTGTATCTTTTCGTTGCATTTTTGCATGTGACAGTCGATTGAATGCAACATCTTTTTTGAAGTTATCAGTCTTTTTTGCGTACAGAGCGTTTTCGTAATATGCGATATCAGAACTTAGTTTTCCAATTTTTTTATCTAATTCTAATAGATAAGAAGAGTGTGCGTATTGTCCTCTTGTTTCGTACAAACAATATAAAATTGCAGTAATTTTGTCCACAAAGTCATGGGTGTGTTTATCGTCAATTTGACTGACTTTCCAACATTGCTGATGTACTCCCTGAATCTGGAATGGGCCAACAAAAAACCTGTAGTCTCCTACTGGAATAACTACAGGTTCCGATCTATATTTTGCTAATTCTTGCTTGGTCCATGATTGTATATAATTAAGCCCAAAATCTGTAAACGCATCTCTTGCATCGTCAAATTTTCTTTTTGTAATAGATGCGCCCTTCATCATTTTTTCTATATAATATATCTTTATTAACCAATTGATTTGCAAGTAGTACTTCTCTTGGTGTTAAATCTTTCTTAGAAATTTCTTGCGACTCTACGAATTTTCCTAAAATGTCCGATTCTTCGTTTGTAATTGGTAATCTAACTTTATTTAATAGTTCTACAATCTTCATTTTTATTTTAGAATTAGTTGTACCATAACCATAATTAAGCCTGTTAGCAATGCTACGCCAAAAGCGGTGCCTACTGTAATCAACTGCCCACTACTTTTACTTGTAGCCTCGGCTGCTGATTCTGATAGTTTCGTGCGTATGATTATAATATGTTCTTCCATATTGGTCATACGCTGTTCTAATTTATCTAATTTATCTTCCAAAGCCTTGTATCTTTCGGCGCATAAATCCACGTGCGCTTCAAGGCTTGTTCTTTCGCTTGCTGCCATTTTTTACTTCTTTCTATAAAAATGTAGGGGTCTGTAAAATGATTTAGAAAGTGTGCCATAAAGAAAAGTGCCTTAAATTGCCGGTGATTTAAACTGTATTTAAGTTAATTCTGCCAGTTTTAAAGTATATGTTTTTAATTGCACCATAAGGATAAAAAATTGGTAATATAAATCTTGCTGTTTCTTCTAAACCGCAAATGATTGGCACCTGTGCAAAGTCTTTATCCAGTCCACCAACTGGATCACTGTTTTCCAAGAATACATCTTCGTGTTCTACCCCAAAACAAAAAATCCATGCACGGTGTTTACCATAATACATCTCACCAAATTCACTTAATTCGTCTATATCAAACTCAGCCGATACTGGACCTTCAATCAGTTGTGGCTGTGACCTTAATCCTATAACTTGTAATACAGTTTGCCAATTACGTTGTTGATCACGTTGTGTCTCGTACC